CATCAGTGGCTCCAAAGGGTTTTTCCTTGGGAAAGCTTAAACTCCCCATGCACTCACGCAACAACGCAAGTGTTTCACCATGCAAACGCGCTCCTACAGGCTCTAATGAAACTCGACCTCTCAGTGACGGGCGACATCGTCAACGCGATGCGCGCCGAAATCATCGCTGGCGAAAAGGCCGTTACAGCTTCCATGCGTGCGGCGGGCAAAGATCTCAAATCCAACTGGCGCGCCCAGATCACGAGCGCCCGCCTCGGCCAGCGGCTTGCCAACACGATCAGGTCCAAGACCTATCCCGCTGCGGGCGAAAGCCTCGAGGCGGCCGCGCTCATTTGGTCCAACGCACCCCAGATCATCGGGGCGCATGACACTGGCCCCCTGATCAGGTCAAAAGACGGGTTCTGGCTTGCTATCCCAATGCCCGCAGCCGGCAAGGGCACGCGCGGCAAAGCGCTCACCCCCGGCGAATGGGAGAGGCGGCGCGGACTACGTCTGCGGTTTGTCTATCGGCGCCGGGGGGCGAGCTTGCTCGTGGCGGACGGTCGGTTGAACAACCGCGGCCTCGGCGTGGCGTCGCGGTCCAAAACGGGCCGTGGGCGCAGCACGGTGCCAATCTTTCTGCTCGTGCCGCAGGTGAAGCTCTCGAAAAGGCTCAATCTGGCGCGCGACGCAGATCGTGCGCAGGCAGCAATACCGGGGTTAATTGTTGCAAACTGGGTTGAGGCAAAACTATGAGTGCGCGCGAAACCATCCTCACCGCCTTGGCAGACCTGCTCGGGACTATCCCGCATGTGCCAGTTCTACGCAGCGAGGTTCTGCCAGAACGCATCCCGCCCGCAGGGTTGATGATCCTGCGTGATGGCAACCCGGGCGAAGCGGGCGTGACATTGTCGCCGCTGACGTATCACTATCAGCATCGCGCCGAACTTGAGGTGATCGTACAATCAACAACGGATCGAGACGCCCTTTTCGACACACTTGTCGCTCAGATTGGCGCCGTGATCGCCGCAGATAGGACGTTACAGGGGATCTGCGACTGGGTTGAGGCTGAGGCGCCTGAGCCGGTGGATCTTGCCGTCGAGGGCGCGGCAAGCCTAAAGGCCGCGATCATACCTGTGGTGCTTCACTACGCGATGGCTGATCCGCTGGCTTAAAGCTTGAAGGTGTCGGCGTTGACCCGGGAATAGCCACCTTCGACTTGGGCGCCAGAGGCGATGTCCAATTGGTCGTAGGCAACATTGGCCATAACACGCGCACCCGTTTTGATGCTGACTTTCAAAGCATTCACTTCGCCCTGTAATTGGCCTTCGATCGTGAGCTGGCGAGCGCGAACATTGCCTTTGACGCGCGCCGTTGTGGTCAAAACCAGAGCATCAGCGGTGATGTCACCTGTCAGCTGGCCGCCGAATTCGAGAATACCATCAGAGGCAATATTGCCTTCGATGCGCAAATCTTCTGCAAAAACGGATCGTTTGCGTTCTGACGGAGTGGCGCCACCGGAAGGCGATTGTGCTTTGAGATCAGCCATGAGGGCATTCCTTTAAGTTACGTCAAGGCAGCTAGAGTTCTGCGACCGGGGGCGTCAAGTCTGGCGCGTTTTTAATCTTCCCAATTTGAGGAAAAAATACCATGGCACGAGCCCAAGGGGCGCGGGCGCAGATGGCGCTGGCGTTTGAAACGAGTTATGGCACCCCGCCGCCCCCCGATCAAAATGGGAGCGGCTTTACCAAGATGCCTTTCGCCAGCACGTCACTGGGCGCGGAGCAACCACTGCAGACCTCAGAACTGCTGGGGTACGGACGCGATCCGCAGGCACCGATCAAGGATGCGGTGACGGCGGATGGTGACGTGGTGATCCCGATTGATGCGGATGCCTTTGGCTTCTGGCTGAAGGCTGCATTTGGAGCGCCTACGACGACTGGAACTGACGCACCCTACACCCACGAGTTCCGCTCTGGAAACTGGGCGCTGCCGTCGTTCTCGGTCGAGACCGGGATGCCAGAGGTGCCGCGATTTGCGATGTATTCCGGCTGCATAGTCGACAGCCTGAATTGGCAGATGGCGCGATCGGGTCTGCTGACGGCTACCGCGAGCATCGTGGCACAGGGCGAGGAAATCGCCACCAGCACATCCGTTGGGACGCCCGCCACTATCACGCTGAAACGCTTTGGGCATTTCAACGGGTCGATTACACGGAACGGGGCGAATATTGGCAATGTCGTGTCCGCTGACCTGACCTATGCCAACAACCTCGATCGCATCGAAACCATCCGCGCAGATGGGAAGATCGACGGTGCAGACCCGTCCATCGCCGCACTCACTGGCAATGTTGTCGTGCGTTTCGCCGATCAGATGCTGGTGACCCAGGCGATCAACGGCGAGGCTTGCGAGCTCGAATTCTCCTACACGCTTCCCACCGGCGAGAGCCTGACGCTGACGGCCCACGCTGTTTACCTGCCGCGTCCCCGGATTGAAATCTCCGGCCCGCAAGGGGTGCAGGCCACCTTCGATTGGCAGGCCGCCAGCGATCCTATCGCTGGCCGGATGTGTACCGTCACCCTAACCAATGACCGTGAGGTATACTGACCATGCTTCGCTTGAACCTCTCCACCGAACCCCAATGGCTTGATCTCGGCCATGGCGTCCGCCTGCTTGTCGAACCGCTGACCACGGCCATCATGCTGGCCGCGCGCAGCGATCCGGCGATCGTTGCCGCTGCAACCGATGCTGAAACCAGCGCCTCCAATGATGATCTCGCGCGCATCGTGGCAAAGGCCGTCGCCCGAATTGTCGTGAGAGACTGGGAGGGCGTCGGCGACGAAGACGGTGAGCCAATGGCGATCTCGCATGACGGCATCGACGCACTGCTGGAGATCTGGCCGATCTTCGAGGCGTTTCAGACCAAATACATCGCGGGCGCGCTGATCCTGGATGCGGAAAAAAACGCCTGACCGCTCTCGCCGACTGGGAGTTCGGCGGGGGCGGTGAGTATTGCACGGCATGTTCGTCTGCATGCGTGGAATGTCCGCGCACTTTGAATAAACCGCTGACCTTTGAGGGCTGGCAGGTCTGGGATCTCGTGCAGCGCCTCGGCGGACAGGTGCGCTTTGCTGGCGGCATGAGCGGCGGAGCGGTTCTTGGCTGGGATATGGGCGCTGCCCTCCAACTCGGTGCGGCCCTAGGGCTCTCGTCCCTCATCATCGCAGAGCTCTTGCCGCCCATCGAGGCGGTGATGGTGCGCAAGACAAACGAAGAGATCGAACACCACCATGGCTGAGAAAAAAGTATCCGTCCGCCTTTCCGCGACTGGCGGTCGCCAAGTGCGCGCCGAGCTGGAAGGTGTCGGCGAGGCGGGTGCGCGCGGCATGGGGCGTCTCAGCAGTGAGCTAGACCAGGCCAATGCGCGTATGGCGGCCTTTGCGCGCCGCGCGCGCATTGCAGCCACCGCCGCGGCGACTGCTTTGGCCGGCGCAGTTGTTGCGATGACCCGCTCGACCGTTGCTGCCGCCAATGAGATCAGCCAACTCAGCCAGGTGGCTAATGCAAACCCGGAGGTCTTCCAGCGCTGGTCGGCGGCCTCTGCCACAGTCGGCATTGAGCAGGAAAAGCTCGCCGATATCTTGAAGGACGTGAATGATCGCGTGGGCGACTTCCTGCAGACGGGCGGCGGCCCGATGGCGGATTTCTTTGAGAATATCGCGCCCCGCGTGGGCGTGACGGCGGACCAGTTCGCCCGGCTCTCGGGTCCCGAGGCGCTGCAACTCTATGTCGACAGCCTCGAGCGCGCAGGCGTCAGCCAACAAGAGATGACCTTTTATCTGGAGGCCATGGCCTCCGATACCACGCGCCTCATTCCGCTTTTGCAAAACGGTGGGGCGGAGATGAAGCGGCTTGGAGCAAAGGCCCAAGCCCTTGGCGCGGTGCTCGACGCCGACGCAATCGCCGCCATGCGCCGGTCGGAACTCGCGCTCGTGAGCATCGGTCAGGTCTTCACCGGCGTGCGTAATAAAATCGCCGTGGCGCTAGCCCCGTCTTTGGAGGCAGTGGCCAACGCCTTCGTGGCGCTAGCCTCTTCAACCAGCCCGATCAGTCGGGCGTTCGATGCGGTACTAGCCAATCTCGACCGGCTGGCGGTCTATGCCGGATCCTTCGCTACTTTCCTTGCCGGTCGCTGGGTCGCGGCCATGGCTGCCGCGGCCTTCTCGGTGCGGGGTTTGGCAACGACGCTGGTCGTCCTGAAAGGTGCCCTGATCCGCACCGGGATCGGTGCTCTGATCGTTGGCGCAGGCGAGTTGGTTTATTGGTTCACCCGGTTGGCCTCCGGCGCAGGCGGCTTCGGCGAGGCCATGGGCCTCTTGAAAGACGTCGCGGTCGAGGTCTGGGACCGGATCAAAATGGGCGCCAACGCGGCCGGGTCGCGCGCCACAGCCATGTTTTATGATCTCAAAGCCGATGCTGCGACCGGGATGGCTGGAGCGATCGAGAGTGTCGTCGCCTTTGGCAACACGACCGCCAACACCTTCAAGGGCGCGCTTCTTGCCGTGCGCGAGATCTGGTCGCGTCTGCCGGATGTGATCGGAGATCTGGTCTTCTCGGCGGCTAACCGCATGCTCGACGGGATCGAGGCCATGCTGAATGGTGCAATCCGCCGAATTGATGCCTTCACGGGGCGCATTCGAGATGCGCTGGCGGCTGTGGGGATCGAGACCACCTTTGGCGAAATCGGCGAAATCAGTCTCGGCGAAATTCCGAACCCGTTTGCCGGTGCTTCCGCAGATGCCGGAACGGCTGCGGCAGAGGCGTTTCGCCGAGCCTTCGAGGACAACCCGCTCAAGGCCCCTGACCTGGGCCTTGACGCCATCGCGACCGAGGCACTGGCCACTGCGAACACCTACCGTCAGGCCGCGACCGATCTCGCCAATGGCGCAACGGCTCCGCTGACCTCCTGGGGCGCGCTTCGCGATGCCGTTGCGGGCACCGGCGAAGAAGGCGCGGCGGCGCTGGATGAGGCGACTGTCTCAGCAGATCGGCTTTCGGCTGCCATGGGCCGAGCTGGTGGTGCAGCCGGGAGCGCTGGCGAACGGATCGCCACCGGGTGGCGCGCGGTCGCGGAGTCTCTTCAAGCCTATGCCACGGATGCGCTGAACTGGGGCAAAGGCCTGGGCGAAACCCTCTCCAGCGCCTTTTCTGGCGCCGAAAGCGCGTTCCGGAGTTTTGTCGAGACCGGCAAGTTCGACTTCAAAGGGCTTGTGCGCTCCATCCTAGCGGACCTTGCCGTCCTGTCGTTCAAGCGGGCTGTACTGGGGCCCATCGCCAACGCGCTCTCAGGTGCTTTTGGTGGAGGCGGCTTTGTTGCGGCTGCGGTCTCCCATGCCGGCGGCATAGTTGGGATCTCCGGCCACACGCGCTCTGTGCCTGCAGCCGTTTTTGCCGGTGCGCCGCGTATGCACAGCGGTGGGGCCGTGGGGTCGGTTGGCTCCTGGGCGGGGCTCCGTCCTGATGAAGTTCCAACGATCCTGCAGCGGGGCGAGCGGGTGCTGAACCGGCGCGAGGCGGCAAGCTATGGCTCTGGCGGCAGCACTGGC